GGTATTTCGCGACCTTGCGGGAGGGCTAGCGTGAGAAAAAACAAACCGCCCTACTGAGAACGGTTCGCAATAAGACATGACAGCAGACGCCAGCCTCACCATTGCGATGGCAAAGCGCATCGAGCTGTGGCCGGTGGACCGGCTGACGCCTTACGAGCGCAACGCGCGGACCCACAGCAGCGAGCAGGTGGCGCAGATCGCGGCGTCGATCGTGGAGTTCGGCTTCACCAACCCGATCCTGGTGGACAGCCATGACGGGATCATTGCCGGGCACGGCCGGTTGATGGCCGCGACGGAGTTGGGCTTGAAGACGGTGCCGGTGGTGGTGCTCGACCACCTGAGCGACCGCCAGCGCAAGGCGTACATCCTCGCGGACAACCAGCTGGCGCTCAACGCTGGGTGGGACACCGACCTGCTGCGAGCTGAGCTGCAGGATCTGGCGGAGCAGGATTTCGACCTGAACCTGATTGGCTTCAGCGATGAGGAGCTGGCGGACCTACTGCCTGAGGTGGAGGAGCTACCGCCGGAGGATGCGGACGCGGTGCCAGAGCCACCAGCTGAGCCGGTGACGAAGCCGGGGGATTTGTGGCTGCTGGGAAAGCATCGGGTGATGTGCGGTGACAGCACATCGCTGACCGAGGTAGAGCGGTTGATGGATGGCAAAAAGGCCGACATGGTGTTCACCGATCCGCCGTATGGCGTGGCCTACGAGGGCGGCCACAAGGACAAGAAGCGCCAGCAGATCCAGAACGACGCGCTGGAGGGCGAGGATCTGACCTCGCTGTTTTACGGCGCATTGACTGCGGCGGTGACAGCTACAGCAGACCACGCGGCGTTTTATGTCTGGTTTGCATCTGGCAAAAGCGTCGAGACGTTTGCAGCTTTTGCTGAGCTGCCGCTGAAACTGCGCGCGGTGATTCAGTGGTACAAGGTCCGCTCTCCCCTGGGCGCCTTCATGTCTCAGTACATCCCCAACTGCGAGCCCTGCATCTACGCCTACAAGGCTGGCTGCTCACCGCAGTGGTATGGACCGACAGACGAGAAGACTGTCTGGGAGCTGCAAAAGGAGTCACGCAATGAGTTTCACCCGACGCAGAAACCTGTCGAGCTACCTGAGCGCGCCATCAGCAACAGCAGCAAAAAGGGCCAGCTGGTGCTCGACCTGTTTGGCGGCTCAGGCAGCACGCTGATCGCCTGCGAAAAGACCGGCCGCCATGCGCGGCTGATGGAGTTGGACCCGCGTTACTGCGACGTGATCGTGAAGCGGTGGCAGGCGTTCACGGGCAAGCGCGCCACGCTGGAGGCGACGGGTGAGAAGTTCCCTGAGGATGCTGCATGAACCTGCTCGGCTACGCACAGGATCGAGGGGTTGAGTACACGCAGCTGAGCAAGTGGGCTGGCCAAGGCCGGTTCACCAGTGATGCGCTGCGCAAGGAAGGTCGCCGGTGGATGGTGGCTGACGCGCAGGAGCTGGACCGGCAGGTGGCCGCGGCTAAGGCGCCGGACCGTGGCGGGCGTGGCGGTGCGCCGGCGATCGACCAAGCGCTGGTGCAGCAGCAGAACCAGGCCGCGGCGATCCCGTCGTTTGCGCAGTCGCGGGCGATCAGGGAGGCGTATGCGGCGCGGCTGACGCGGCTGGAGTTCGACCAGAAAAGCGGCAAGCTGGTGGACAAGTCGGAGCTGAAGATGCGGCTGGCGAAGCTCCACATGGCGGTGCGCGACAGCCTGCGCACGATCCCGGATCGAGTGGCGCCTATCGTGGCGGCCGAGACTGACCAAGCAAAGATCCACGCGATGTTGCTGAAGGAGATTGGGCAGGCCTTGGAGGGCTTGAGCAGTGCCATCAGCGATTGACGAGCTGCTGCAGGTCTGCCGCGATGCGCTGCGGTTCGAGGCTGATCTGACGGTGAGCCAGTGGGCTGATGCGCATCGGGTGTTATCCGGCAAGGCCAGCGCTGAGCCGGGACCGTGGCGGACGGACCGCACGCCGTACCTCAAGGAGGTGATGGACTGTCTGAGCACGACAAGCTCGGTGCAGCGGGTGGTGCTGATGGCTGGCGCGCAGCTGGGCAAGACAGAGGGCGGCGCCAACTGGCTGGGCTATGTGATCGACCACGCGCCGGGGCCGATGCTGATGGTGCAGCCGACCGTGGACATGGCAAAGCGGCTGAGCAAGCAGCGGCTGGAGAGCCTGATCACCGAGACGCCATGCCTGCGGGACAAGATCGCGCCAGCGCGCAGCCGGGACTCGGGGAACACGATGTTCTCCAAGGAGTATCCGGGCGGAATCATGATTTTGACCGGGGCAAACTCGGCCACCGGCCTGCGATCAACGCCGTGCCGCTACATCTTCCTTGATGAGGTGGACGCCTTTCCTGGCGACGTGGACGGCGAGGGCGACCCGGTAACGCTGGCGGAACGGCGGAGCACCACGTTCAGCCGGCGGAAGATCTTCATGACCTCCACGCCGACGGTGAAGGACTTCTCGCGGATTGAGGCGGAGTACCTGCTGAGCGACCAGCGGCGCTACTTCGTGCCATGCCCGTGCTGTGGCGCGATGCAGTGGCTGAAGTGGCCGCAGCTGAAATACCAGGACAACGAACCGAGCACGGTGCGCTACGAGTGTGAGGCTTGTTGCGAACGATTCTCAGAAAGCCACAAGACACGGATGCTGACGGCGGGCGAATGGCGCGCGACAGCACCCGGCGACGGCAAGACTGCAGGGTTCCACATCTCATCGCTCTACAGCCCGCTGGGTTGGAAAAGCTGGGAAGAGGTGGTTGAGGACTTCCTGCGCTCCAAGGGTGATGCACCGCGGCTGAAGACGTGGGTCAACACGGTGCTCGGCGAGACCTGGGAGGAGGACTACGCCAGCAAGGTGAGCGCAGATGCGCTGCTCGAGCGCTGTGAGCCCTACCTGGCCGGCAAGCTCCCTGAGGCGGTGCTCACGGTCACGATCGGCGTGGACGTGCAGGGTGGTGGCGGCTCAGCCGGTGATCGCCTGGCGGTGAGCGTGTGGGGCTGGGGCCGCGGCGAGGAGGGCTGGCTGATCGACCACCAGGAGATCGCGGGCGACCCGTGTCAGGCGGAGGTGTGGAAGCAGCTTGATCTGCTGGTGCTGCACGAGTGGGAGCACGCCGGTGGCGGCAAGCTGCGGGCGGAAGTGACATGCGTGGACTCCGGCGGCCACGCGACGGCGGAGGTGTACCAGTACGCGCGGGAGCGCGCTGGTGTGGGCGTGATCGCGATCAAGGGTCAGAGCCAGCGTGGCAAGCCGCCGATCGGCAAGCCGGGCAAGGTGGACATCAACGCCAAGGGGCAGACGCTGAAGCGCGGCGCGCAGGTGTGGCCGGTGGGTGGCGACACGATCAAGACCACGCTGTTCGGGCGGCTGAAGCACAACGAACCCGGCGAGGGTTACCTGCACTTTCATGCGCAGACGGGTGGGGAGTATTTCGAGCAGCTGACGGCTGAGAAGCAGGCGCTGCGGTACGTGAAGGGATTTCCCGTGAGGGAATGGGTGAAGAAGCCAAGCGCACGGAACGAGGCGTTGGACTGCCTGGTCTACGCCTATGCGGGATTAAATCGGCTCTATTCGCGGTATGACCGCAGAACAATCTGGGATCAGCTGGAAGCAAGGCTGCAGAAGGCAGCTGATGGTGGCAGCAAGCCGCAGCTAAGATCGGGCAAGGGCAAAGCGCCTTCGTTCGCTACCAGCTGGTGAGGCCGTGAACATCCCCGCGCAAATCAGGGCCGGTGACACGGTGACGTGGCGCGATGAGGCGGCACGCGACAACCTTGGCGCTGCGATCGATGGCAGCAATCATGGGCTGACCTACTACCTGCGCACGAACCACAACCATCAGGGCGCGACGGTGGCTGGCGTAACGGTGGCGGGCACCCCAGCGGGCAGCGGGTGGACCTTCACGATCGCCGCGGCCACCACCGACGGCTTCGTGGCGGATCAGTGGTACTGGCAGGCGGTGGCAACGGCCAACGTTGGTGGCGCTGTGACCACGATCGGCGCTGGTCAGCTGACGGTGCTGGCCGGGCTGGACTACACCGGCCAGCCGAGCGCGTTCGATGGCCGCTCGCAGGCGCAGAAGGATCTCGAAGCGGTGCAGGCGGCGATCCGCGCGATCGTCTCCGGCGGCGTGGTGCAGGAGTACAAGATCGGCACCCGCAGCCTGAAGAAGTACGAAATGGCGGACCTGATCCAGCTGGAAAGCAAGCTGAAGGCGGAGGTTAAGCGCGAACAGGCGGCCACAATGGTCGCAAATGGGCTCGGAAGCCCGCACAACCTGTTCGTGAGGTTCTGATGGGCGTCCGCAGCGCGATTCTGGGCTGGCTGCAGCGCGGCACCCCCGAACCGGTAAAGGCACCGCGGCGGCGGATGTATGAGGGCGCGAAGTTCTCGCGGCTGACGGCTGACTGGGTGACGGGCAACACCAGCGCCGACAGCGAGGTGTACGGCTCAGCGCAGAAGCTGCGCGATCGGGCACGTCAGCTGTGCCGGGACAACGACTACGCCAGGCAGGCGCTGCGTGCCATTGAGGGCAACGTGGTGGGGCAGGGCATCCCGTTCCAGGCGCAGGTGCGGATGCTGCGCGGCGGCCGGCTGGACTCCGGCGTGAACGATCAGATCGAGCAGGCATGGCGCCAGTGGACGAAGGCGCGGCACTGCCACACGGGCGGGAAGCTGACGTTCCACGACATCGAGCGGCTGGTGGTGCGGGCGTGCGCCGAGTCGGGCGAGGTGTTCGTGCGGCTGGTGAAACAGCCGTTCGGCGGCAGCAGTGTGCCGCTGGCGATCGAGGTGCTTGAGGCTGATCTGCTGGATGACGGTCTGAACGGCCGCAGCCAGCAGGGCAATGAGATCAGGATGGGCGTCGAGGTGGACACTTGGGGCCGCCCGGTGGCCTATCACTTCCTCGCCTATCATCCCGGTGATTATCAGTTCAGCAACCAGCAGATCTCGACCCAGCGCCACAAGCGCGTGCCGGCCGAGGAGGTGATCCACCTCTACCGGATGGAGCGGCCGGGTCAGACCCGCGGCGTGACGTGGTTCGCCAGCGCGATCCAGCGGCTGCATCACCTGCAGGGCTACGAGCAGGCCGAGGTGGTGCGCGCGCGCGCGAGCTCCGCACTGATGGGCTTTATCACCAGCCCCGAGGGTGAGCTTCAGGGCGATGAGGTGATGAACGGCGAGCGGGTGTCGAATTTCGAGCCCGGCGTGTTCAAGTATCTGGCGCCCGGCGAGTCGGTGAGCGTGCCGCAACTGGATGCCCCGGACGGGCAGTTCGAGCCGTTCCTGCGCGCGATGCTGCGCGCGATGGCGGCCGGTGTCGGCTGCAGCTACGAGACGATCAGCCGCGACTTCAGCCAGACAAACTACTCGAGCAGCCGGCTGAGCCTGCTGGAGGACCGCGACCACTGGCGCATCCTGCAGAACTGGCTGATCGAGAACCTGCACCAGCGCGTTTTCGATGCCTGGCTCGACATGGCCGTGCTGAGCGGTGCGCTGCCCCTGCCGAACTACGAGATGCAGGCCGATCGCTACAAGGCGGTGCGGTGGATGCCGCGCGGCTGGGCGTGGGTGGATCCGGCCAAGGAGGTGGAGGCCTACGCGCTGGCGGTGCGCAACGGCTTCAAGACGCTGAGCGAGGTGGTCGCGGAGCAGGGCGGCGACCTCGAGGAGCTGATGCGCGCACGCCGGCAGGAGCTGGATGAGGCCGAGCAGCTGGACCTGAAGTTTGACACCGATCCGGGCGCCGATGCAGTGCCGGCCGGTAACGCAGCGGCAGCGAACGATAATGGAACGGACAACCCGGACACCACCGATGGATCTATCGCGTGACCTTGAAGGGCAACTGTTGAAACGCTCTGAGGTTGCTGACTTCACGGTCAGCGAAGATGAGCGGTCGATTGAGTTCCCCTTCTCGAGCGAGTTTCCCGTCGCTCGCTACTTCGGCAATGAAGTGCTGCAGCACGATGAGCGCAGCGCTGACCTGTCGCGTCTGAATGACTCGGCACCGCTGCTGTTCAACCACGACCCGAACAAGGTGATCGGCGTGGTGGAGCGCGCCTGGATCGACGGCAAGAAGAAGCGTGGCTATGCCACGGTGAAGTTCAGCCGTAACGCCTTCGCGCAGGAAGTGCTGGCGGATGTACGCGACGGCGTGCTGCGTAATGTGAGCTTCGGCTACGCGATCAACGACATGGAGCAACGCGGCAGCGGTGATTTCGTCGCTACTAGCTGGGCTCCCTACGAGATCAGCGTGGTTAGCATACCTGCAGACCCCACTGTGGGTATGGGTCGGTCTCTTGAGACCGATCCTGCGGCCCCAGCCGCATCACCAACCCCCGAAACAGAACCTGAGGTTCCGATGGAAAACACCCCCGACATCTCGGCGGTGCGGGCTGAAGCGGCTGCTGAGGCTGCCAAAGCTGAGCGCGCTCGCATCTCCGGCATCACTGCTCTGACCGAAAAGCACGGCATGGCTGATCTGGGCCGCCAGCTGATCGAGGGTGGCCGCAGCCTCGACGAGGCTCGCGCTGCTGTGCTCGAGAAAATCGGCGCCAAGGTTGAACCCGTGGCTGAGAAGGCCTCCGATGTTGGCCTGACCGAGAAGGAGGTGCGCAGCTTTTCCTTCCAGCGCGCCATCAACGCACTGGCCAACCCCCAAGACCGCAAGCTGTGGGAAGCCGCTGCATTCGAGCGTGAGTGCTCCGAAGCTGCTGCCGCCAAGGCCGGCAAGACCGCGCAGGGCATCATGGTGCCCAACGAGGTGCTGCGCCGCGACCTGACCGTGGCCACCGCCGCATCGGCTGGTGATATGGTCGGCACCGACTTCCGCCCCGGCTCCTTCATCGAGCTGCTGCGCAATCGCTCCGCCCTTGCTGGTCTGGGCGTCGGTTCCCTGACTGGCCTCAGCGGCAACGTGGCGATCCCCCGCCAGACCGGCGCCGCCACCGCCTACTGGGTGGCTGAGTCCGGTGCTCCCACCGAGAGCAACCAGACCGTCGATCAGGTGAACCTGAGCCCCAAGACCGTGGGCGCCTTCACCGACTACAGCCGCCGCCTGATGCTGCAATCCAGCATCGACGTGGAGCAGATGATCCGCCAGGATCTCGCCACCGTGCTGGCGCTTGAGATCGACCGCGTGGGTCTCTACGGACTGGGCAACTCCAACCAGCCTCTGGGCATCAAGCTCACCACCGGCATCAACACCGTGAACTTCGGTGCTGCCACCCCCACCTACGCCGAGGTGGTGGACATGGAGAGCCAGATCGCTGCCGACAACGCCGACATCGGCGCCATGGCCTACCTGATGAACGCCTCCATGCGCGGCGCTCTGAAGACGAAGGACAAGGGCACCGACACCGGCGCTTATGTGTTCGAGCCCGGCGGCACCGTGAACGGCTACAACGCCGTGGTGTCCAACCAGGTGGCCTCCGGCGACATCTTCTTCGCCGTCTGGAGCCAGCTGATCATGGCGATGTGGTCCGGCCTGGATCTGACCGTGGATCCCTACACCCACAGCACCAGCGGCACGGTGCGCGTGGTGGCTCTGCAGGATGTGGACTTCGCCGTCCGTCATCCTGAGGCCTTCTGCCGCGGCGCCGACACTCTCTGATCTGATGGAGGCAGGGCGGCTTAACGGCCGCCCTTTTTCGCAATGAAGATCAGAATCCTGCGCGACACTGTTGCCGGTGGTCAGTCGGTCAAGGCCGGCGATGTGGTGGAGGCCTCCGAGGCTGACATCCGCTACCTGGTGGCAGTGAAGAAGGCGGAGCTGGCACCCGAGCCCGAGCCCGCCCCTGAGCCTGTGGAGGCTCCCAAACGCAAACCCCGCACCAAGGTGACCACCGATGGCGATCTACCAGCAGACGATTGAGAAGCTGCAGCACTTCCCGCTGCACCCCGTTGGGCAGGAGACTGCCACCTTCACCGGCGCTACCACCAACATCGCCGACCTGAAGGACTTCGACGGCGAGATCCAGATCATCCTGGACTCTGGCGCTGCTGCTGCTTCCGGCACCATGACCGGCAAGATCCAGCACAGCGACACCACCACCTCCGGTGACTTCACCGATGTGACCGGTGGCGGTTTCACCGCTGTGGCTCAGGAAGCCAGCAAGCAGGTGAAGACCCTGAACCGCGATGAGCTGAAGCGCTACATCCGCTTCGTCGGCACCATCGCCTCCAGCGGCACCACCACCTACTCGGTCAACGGCTACGGACTGAAGAAGTACGGCTGATGGCGATCACCGAGGATCTGAACGGATTTCTCGACGACTTCGGCGTCAGCTGCACGGCTGGCGCCGTTTCGGCGTTGGGCATCCTCGACATGCCGAGCCAGATCATTTCTGGCGACATGGTGCTGAGCACTGACTACTCGCTGACCGCTCGCACGGCGGACTTCGGCGGCCTGAAATACGGCGACGCGATCACAGTGGCTGGCGTGGCCTACACGGTGCGCGAGACGCGGCTGATCGATGACGGCGCCTTCGTTGAGATCGGATTGCAGAAGGTATGACCACCAAGCGTGAAACGATCCTGGCCGCTGTCCGCACAGCGCTGACGGGCACCACCGGCGTGAGCACGCGGATCTACCGCAGCCGCGTGGAGCCGGTGAGCCGTGCCGAGAGTCCGGCGCTGGTGGTGGAGCCCCTCAGCGACACGGCGGCGCAGAACACGGCGCTGCCGACGCTTGACTGGTCGATGATCGTGCGCGTGACCGTGATCGTGCGCGGTGCGGTGCCCGATCAGCTGGCGGATCCGATCATCGAGAGCCTGCACGGCAAGCTGATGGCTGACCTCACGCTGGGCGGTTACGCGATCGACATCCAGCCGATCGGCGTGACCTTCAACTTCACAGAAGCGGACGGCGCAGCTGGAGAAATCCAGTGCGACTATCGTGTGATGTATCGAACCTCCGTCACAAATCTGGCGAGCTGATCATGGCTACGATGGTCGATGAATACTGGGGTCAGGGCGGGACTTACCTGCTGGACTCCAAAACCGGCAAACGGAAGCTCATCGAGCGGACAGAGCCGGCCAATTCCTCCGAACCCCCTGAAGAGGTAACGAGCAATGCCGCTCCTGAGCCGCAAACGCCTGATTCTGGCGAAGACTGAAACCACCTACGGGACCGATCCCACCCCGACCGGTGCGGCGAACGCCATCCTGGTGCGGAATCTTGAGATCACCCCGCTGCAGGCTGACACCGTTACCCGCGACCTGATCCGTCCCTATCTGGGCAACAGCGATCAGCTGCTGGCGCAGACCCGCGTCGAGGTGACGTTCGAGGTGGAACTGGCCGGCTCCGGCACTGCCGGCACTGCGCCCGCCTACGGCCCGGTGCTGAAGGCCTGCGGCCTCTCCGAAACCGTGGTGGCCACCACCAGTGTGACTTACGCCCCGGTGAGCTCGAGTTTCAGCTCGGTGACGATTCACTTCCACAACGACGGCATCCGCCACAAGGTGACCGGCTGCCGCGGCACCTTTGATCTCAACGCCGAGGTCGGTCAGATCCCGGTGATCTCCTTCACCATGACGGGCATCTATAACGCGCCCACCGATGAGGCACTGCCCACTCCCACCTACGCCAACCAGTCGGCGCCGCTGATCTTCAAGAACGGCAACACCTCCAACTTCTCCATCTTCAGCTACAGCGGCTGCCTGCAGTCCCTGAGCTTCCAGATGGCAAACGAGGTGGTCTACCGCGAGCTGGTGGGTTGCACGAAGGAGTCGCTGATCGTGAACCGCGCACCGGCTGGTGATGTGGTGATCGAGGCGCCCAGCATCGCCACCAAGGACTTCTTCTCGATCGCCACGGGCTCGAGCACCGGCTCGATCAGCTTCCAGCACGGCGGCACGGCCGGCAACATCGTGACCTTCACGACGGCTCAGTCCGACATTGCCAACCCCAGCTACTCTGACCAGGACGGCATCCAGATGCTGAACCTGCCCTACGTTGCGGTGCCCACCAGCGCCGGCAACGATGAGCTGAGCCTGGTCTACACCTGATCCACGGAGCTACTGCATGGCTTTTGTTCTCGCTCAGACTGAGAGCTACAGCTGGCCGGTCACTGTCGAATTTCCGATCGATGGTGGCCGGTTCGAGAAACAATCCTTCGATGCAGTCTTCAAGCGGCTGCCACAGCAGCGCATCCGCGAGATCTGGGACCTGATCCAGGCCGGTGATCTCAACGATGACGAGCTGTGCGCTGAGGTGCTGACCGGCTGGAAGGGCATTCAGGACGCCAAGGGTGAGGAGGTGCGCTTCAGCGAGAAGGCCAAGGCCGACCTGCTGAATGTGCCTCTGGTTGCCGCGGCCGTGGTGACCGCATGGCTGGAGAGCCTGGCGAAGGGCAAACGAAAAAACTGACCGAGGCCGCCGAGCACTGGGCCGGCGGCGGCGTCGTTGATGAGTCTCAGGATGATGCGGCTGCGTTCGGGCTTGATCTGCCCGAGCAGGCCTCATCCGAGGACTTTGAGGTATGGCCTGAGAACTGGGATGCGGTGGTGATGTTCCTGCGCATCTCAACGCAGTGGCGCACATCGATGGGCGGGCCGATCGGGCTCGATTACGGCGCTCTGGAATGGCTCTTTAGACTGTACGAAGTGAAGGAGCCGCGCTCTCTCCTGGAGGATCTGCAGGTCATGGAAGGCGCGGCACTGACAGCGATGGCAAAGGAGGGTTGATCCATGGCGATGACCCTCGACACGGCGATCAAGTTCACCGCCAAGCTGGAAGGGCAGGGGCTCGATCAGCTGAAGCGCGGCCTGCAGGGCATGGCGCAGCAGGCCAACCGCTCGAGCAAGGATCTCGATCGGCTCTACGCAGCGAACAAGAAGCTGGCGCAGGCGGCCGGTGGTTCGCTCAACTCGCTGCAGCGTCAGATCACGGTGATGACGAACTTGCGCAACGAAGCGCAGATCGGCAGCCGGCAGTTCAAGTTCTACACATCCGAGCTGGAGAAGCTGCAGAAGCAGCAGGCGCGGCTCACGGGCACCACCAAGGGCGGCGGCGGCCTGCTCGCCATGGGCGGCAGCCTTGGCGGCCTTGCGGCGGCTGCAGGCGGTGCGCTGGCGGTGAAGTACATCGCCGACGTGGGGCTCGAGGCCGAGAGCGCGCAGGTGCGGCTGAAGGCGCTCGCTGATGAGTTCGGCGAATACAACCAGGCGCAGGAAGCGGCGGCACGGATCGCGCAGACCCTGCGCATCAGCAACACCGAGGCACAGGGCAGCTTCGCCTCGCTCTACGCCTCGCTGCGCCCAACTGGCATCACCATTCAGGAGCTGGAGAAGGCTTTTATTGGCTTCTCGGCCGCAGCCCGCAACAGCGGCGCGACGGCGCAGGAAACCAGCAACGCACTGATCCAGCTGAAGCAGGGTCTGGCCTCCGGCGTGTTGCAGGGTGAGGAGCTGCGCTCCATCCGTGAACAGGCGCCACTGGCGGCGCAGGCGATCGCCAAGGAGCTCGGCGTCTCGATCGGCGAGCTAAAGAAGCTGGCATCCGAGGGGCAGGTCACCACCGACGTGGTGCTGCGGGCACTGGGCAAGCTGCAGGAGACGCAGCTCGGCAAGCTGAACGCACAGTTCCAGACCGGTGCGCAGGCACTGGCTGATCTGCAGAACGAGCTGCGCCGCACGGGTGAAGGCATCGCCAAGGCCTTCGGACCGACCGCGATCGCGTTGCTGCGTGGCTTTACCAGCGCGCTGCAGCGCGTGTCGGATGCGCTGCGACTGACGGAAGGCTCACAGGAGCGCGAGGCAGATCGGATCCGCGCCACCATCCAGGCGCAGAAGGAAGCCAGCAAGAAGTTCGGTATCGGCGGCTTTTTCCGCTACGGCTTTGAGATCGACCGCTTCCAGAACCAGCGCGCTGAGGAGCTGTTCAACCAGTTCCAAGCTGAGCGGCGCCAGCGGGCGATGGGCTCAATGGGCGACAACCCCAGCGCCGACCAGCGCGAGGCGCGTGAGGCCGCAGCAGCCGAGCGTGAAGCTGCCCGCCAGCGTGCGCGGAATGAGGCGCTGGAGGACGAGCTGAAGATCCGCAAGGATGCGGAGGAGAAGCTGGCGGATGCGGCGCAGCGCAACGCCGAGCAGATCGCCGACTTCCAGCGCGAGACGATCAAGCGCGCGATGGAGCTCGAGCGTGATCTCGCTGATGAGCGGCTGAACATCGAGCGGCAGATCGCCGACACGCGCACCAAGCTGCAGCAGACGCTGGAGGACCGCCAGCTGGAGGCCGAGCGGCAGCGCCTGGCAGCTGCTGGGCTCTCCACCGAGGGCATCGAGACCGCTAAGGAGGTGAAGGAGATCTTCCGCCGCTACGACGAGCAGCGGATTGAAAACGAGCGCGGCGCCGTCGATGCGCAGACCGATCTGCAGCGCCGGCTTGAGGAGTTCAAGATCAGCGTGGCCGAGGGCATCGGCAAGCTGCAGGAGGGCTACGCGCGCCAGGTCAGCAACATCCTGCAGGACGCAGGCGAGAAGCTGGCGGAGAAGATGAAGACCGGCGCCGAGGTCGCTGCTGCCACGTTCGGCGGCGCAGGTGGTGCAGGCGGGACGCTCGGACCGAACCGGCTCATTCCCGGCTCAGTCGGCCGCGGCCAGCTGAACGCCGGCCAGCTAAAGGCGCTCGCGCTGGCGGCCGGCTTCAACGACCGCGATGCGCCGATCATGGCGGCGATCGCCATGGCCGAGTCTGGCGGGCGCAGCAACGCGCACAACAACAACGCAGCCACCGGTGACAACAGCTACGGACTCTGGCAGGTCAACATGCTCGGCCGCATGGGACCGGAGCGGCGGCGATCGTTCGGCATCGGCAGCAATGAGGCGCTGTTCGATCCGGCGGTGAACGCCAGCGCGGCACGCAAGGTGTTCGAGAGCCAGGGCTTCGGCGCGTGGTCCGTGTTTAAGTCCGGCGCCTACAGGCAGTTCCTGCCGCAGGCCATGCGTGCGGGCGCTGCACCGATGGCGCCAGCGCTGCCCCCGGCAACCGCTCCGGCGATGGCTGGCGTGACGCAGGCCGGTGCCAACCTCAGCGCCGCGCAGGGTGCGCTTGCCAGCCAGCAGCAGCGGCTGAACGAGCTGCAGACCATCACCGCGCTGGAGCAGAAGTACGGCGCGATCACCGATGCGCTCAGCCGCCAGCAGGAAGCGGCCAGCAACAAGCTGCGCGATGAGGTGCGCTATTTCGAGCTGCTGAAGCAGGGCATCAGCCCCGAGATCGCCAAGCAGCGGGTGGAGCTGGAGGCAACGGCCGCGATCGAGCAGGAGAAGCTGCTCGCGATGGACGCCGAGCTGCAGGCGAAGATCGCCACGCTGCCGGTGGAGAGCGCGCTGCGGCAAGAGCTGGAAAGGCAGGTCGCGGCGATCGAGGACCGGCTGAACCTGCAGGGGCAGATCGTGGACAAGACAATCGCGCTATCTGAAGCCGAGCGGAAGGCCAACGAACAGCGCGAGCGGCAGCAGCGTGCCATCGATGCGGTGGCCAACAGCATCGGCGACGGCCTCTCGCGCGCGTTTGATCTGCTGGCGACCGGCACCGACGACTGGGGCGCAAGCCTCAAGGAGATCGCCAGCGGCGTGCTGAAGGACATCGCCAAGCAGCTGTTCCAGATCTACGTAATCGAGGCTGCGATCAAGGCATTGAAGGGCATCTTCAGCGCCGGCACTGATGCAGCTGGCAACGTCGCGCCCAGCCTGAGCGGCTTCGCCAACGGCGGCATCATGACTTCCAGCGGGCCGGCACCGTTGAAGCGTTACAGCCAGGGCGGCATCGCCAACCGGCCGCAGCTGGCGCTCTACGGCGAGGGCAGCAAGCCTGAGGCCTATGTGCCGCTGCCTGATGGCCGCCGCATCCCCGTGGCTCTGCAGGGGCAGGACAAGATGCGCGAGGCCATGGGTGCCGGGCCGACGCAAGGCATGGGCGCCCCGGTGCTGAACATGAGCTTCCAGAGCACCAACATCGGCGGCGTCGAATACGTCAGCCGCGATCAGCTTGAGGCCGCCATGGCCCAAACCCGGCGCGCTGCATCCCGCGACGGCGCAAAGCGTGGCATGACCATGACGCTCGATAAACTGCAGCAGAGCCCGTCCACCCGTACCCGTGTGGGGCTGCGCTGATGGCTGAGCAGTTCCCCCGGATCAAGCCGACCACCCGAGCCTTCAAGCTCGGCACCTTCCCGGTAAAGACCTACCGGGCGCTGTCGGGTGCGACCGTGAAACGCGCCTTCGGCAACCGCGCCAGCGGCTACGAGCTGCAGCTCGGCTTCGACAACATCTCGGACGCCACCACCGAGCAGCTGCTGGCGCACTACAACGGATCCAGCGGTGGCTTCGATCGCTTCACCCTGCCGGCTGACCTGTTCGCCGGTATGACCACCACGCTGCGCGGCTACATACAAGCGCCGACCAGCATCCGCTGGGAGTATGCCGGGCCGCCTGAGGTGCAGTCGGTCTACACCGGCCGCAGCCGTGTCTCGATCACCCTGATCGGTGAGCTCGACTTCTGATGGCCGAGATTCGCATTTGCCAGTTCTTCAAGCTGCAGACGACCGATGGCGTCACGCACCGCTACCAGAACTATTTCGTGGCGCAGACCGCCATCCTGCAGAGCGAGAGCTATTTCTTCGCGCCATTTCGCGCCGAAGGTGCGCTGGCCACGCTGAACGGCGAGAACGCGCAGCTGCAGGTGCTGTTCCCGCATGTGGACTTCGCGCTGGTGCTGGTGGAGCGCGGCAATGGCAACCGGCTCAGCGAGTTGACGCTCACGACCGCCTGGCTCAACGCAGCCGGTGCGATCACCAACACTGCCACCGACTACTACATCGGCCTCGGCGCCAGCTTCAGCGAGACCACCATCGAGCTGCGCTTCCGCTCGGCGATCGACAGCGTTGGCTCATCGTTCCCCGGCCGCAGCTTCATCCGCGACATGGTTGGACCGCTGCCGCTCAACTCGGAGCTCTACCTGCGATGAACGACCTGGTGGGTCTCGGCTACGGCTGGGGACACCGGCCGGGCGATGGCAGCGGGCTGACCGATTGCTTCCAGCTGGCGTGCGAGGTGCGTGACCGGCTGGGGCTCACCAGTTACCGCGACCGCTTCGCGTGGGTGTACCGCGACTGGAGCGAGGAGACCTTCCCGCGATCGATGATCGTGCGCTGGGTGCTCGAGCACGGTAGCCCGCTGAAGCGACCGCAGCGCGGCGCGGTGGCACTGCTGCCGGCCGGTGGTGGCACGGCGCTCGGCACCTGCTTCGGCCGGGCGCTGCTGTTCATCGGACCGGGGCAGAATGTAGTTCAGGCGCCGCTGCCCGATGGCGTGGCGCGCTTCTTCTGGATGGATCGATGACGCGCAAGCTGCTGCCCTACGAGCACGAGCTCATTCAGATCCTGAAGGTTTCAGAGGACGAATACCTCGAGTTCCTGGCGGTGCAGCACGACTTCACGCGATCGCGTGAGGAGAAGCTGCAGGAGCTGCGCGCCGAGCCGATTTCGATCATCCTCGCGGTGGTCGGCATCATCCTGCAGGCCGTCAGCTACCTGCTCGCTCCGAAGCCGGAGATGGAGCAGAAGAACCAGCGCCAGCGCCGTGATCAGACCTTCGCGCCACGGTTCGGCTTCAACTCACAGCAGGAGCTGGCGAAGTACGGCGACCCGGTGAACCTCGTCTACTGCAACGTGGACGACAACCCGACCGGCGGCGTGCGCGTGGCCACCTCGCTGATCTGGTCTGCGGTCCACAGCGAGGGTTCGAGCCAGTTCATGCAAATGCTGGTGGCGATCGGCGCCTCCGAGATCGCCCGTATCGGGCCGGGCCGCATTGCGTTCGGCCAGACCCCGATCCGTCAGCTGGCAGCCGGCAAGACTTGGGCGTATTTTGGCGCCAACCGCGGGTTGCGGTTTTCTGATCTGATCCGCGGTGACGAGAGCGATCCGACGCGCATCGGTGAGGCAGCCAGCGCGATCGCCTACCGGCCGACCCTGATCGGCGACAACCATCAGGACGGCTTCAGCCAGGCGTTTTCGCCGAGCACCATGACGCGCTTCGGTGTCTACGCGCCGATCCCGATCAACGTGGTCTACATCGACCGCGATGAGGATGGAGAGGAGCGCGACGCACCGCTCGGCATCAAGATCGAGGGACTGGAAGATTACTGGCCGATCGACGTACTGGACGACGCGCGGCCGGTGGTGCAGGTCGGGCAGCGGATGACCCTGATCTTCGAGCGTATCGGGTCTGGTGGCAGCGACACCGCACGCGCCGCCAAGGAGCTGCGCCGCACGCTTTCCAGCTACATCGATGCCGCCAGCACCTACAAGCTCGGCAGTGCGCAGTTTCGCGTGGCAGAGCCGATCAAGAATGTGGAGCTGGAAGATGGCTCGATGCGCGTGCGCATGGAGTGCGTCGAGGCCGGCACCATGCCGCGCGAGGACTACGGCACCACGGACTTCAAAAAGAACGGCCGCGAAGCACAGCGCGAAATCATCCAGCTTCAAGGCGAAGTCACGGCGCTGAATGAGCAGCTGCTGCGCAACGATCCGATCCTGCTGCCTGGCTTTGGATCAGGCCTCGGTATTGCAAAACGCTTGCAAGAAATCCAAGACCTTAAGGATCTGGTGGCTGATCTTGCAGATAGAAAGTGGACAGCCGCAGAACTTGATGCGCTGCTGAACAATGCTGAGTTGTTTGATGATCGTGTCCGTGATTATGCGGGGCGCGTTGATGCTCATCGGGATCGCCGCAAGACGTTGCGCGATCAACTTGAAGACGAACTGGACAAGCCGCGCGCAGATCGAAATAGGACCAAGATAAAAGAGTGGCGAGATGAAATCAAAGCCACAAATATCCAGCTAAAAAAAGCACAAGCCAAACTCAGTAAGGCATTTGAACAGTACGGACTGGCCGATGGGGTCATTCCCGGCCGCGACAAGACACTCAAGCAAGAAAAGAAATGGCTGAACAATCGCGAACGTGAACTCAACAACGAGATCGCTGGCATCGTAAGCAAAGCGAGCAATCTCGACCTCGATGCCATGGCGGCACGAGACGAAGACCTGCGCAGCCAGATCGCCAGCAAGCAGGAGCGCATTGTCAAGCTGGAGAGTTACCTCGAAAACCCGAATAGCTGGAACGACTTCTTCAACACCAAGTGTCTGGTGAAGATGGAGCAGGCTGGCTACGAGACCATCACCGAGTGCCGCGTGGTGGACTTTGCGCTGAAGGCCAAGGTGTTCAAGCGCATTCAAGGCCGTGCGCCCCGGTACGGCGAGGAGAAAGTCAAGCGCTTCCGCGACAGCGACAATGGCACCAAGGTGCGGGCCGCCTTCTTCTGGCTGCGTTACCGCCGCACCGGCGCCGAGTGGAGCCGCCTGCCCTACATCTTCGCCGTGCGCCGAGGCGCCGACGTGGACAATTTCATGTCGCTGAAGTTCATCGCCGACGACAATATCGGCAACTGGCAGTTCCGCTTCGATCCGATCGCCGAGACGGCTGCCGAGATGACCCACCATGGCTTCGCCGACTTCGCCTACATCGAAAACAGCGGCGACGTGAACATTATCCCAGGACCGGCCGGCGGCCAGTTCACTTTCCTCGGTACTGTGCGTGACCGTGCCGGTCTGAAGCCACCGATCAACGTGAACCCCTACGAGGTGGACGAGTGGGGTCTGTTCTCCATGCGCTCTGACACGCAGACCAGCTTCAGCTTTGAAGGTGGTCCAGAGTTCACGATCAGTGCCGTGACCGAGCAGCGCATCGAGTCCTTCGACAACTACCCAAACCTTTACAACGGCCTCACCCTGCTGGGCTTCAACGCCTACAGCGGCCAGGGCATCCAGGACCTGCGCTCGCTGTCAGTGTTCACGCTGGAGGGGAAGAAACTGCGCCGCCTGCGTGATGACGGCACCTACCCTGCGCAGCCGGACGGCTCCAGCAGCTACGCGCCCGACATCTTCCTCGACACGATCCTCGACGGCGAGAACGGGATCGGCCAGTTCGCCAAGGTCGGCGGCGTCGATCTGCAGGCGTTGGCGCTGGCGAAGCGCTTCTGCTGTCAGAACCAGCTGTTCATGGATGGCGTGATCGCCGAGCAGGTGCCGTGGCGTCAGTTCTGGGCGGACGTGGCACCCTTTTCGCTGCTGGAGCTCGGCCGCGTGGGTGGCCGCGAAACGTTGGTGCCAGCCGTGCCCTGCGATGACGCCGGCAACATCACCCGGCAGGTGACCATCTCGGCGCTGTTCAACCAGGGCAACATCCTTGAGGACAGCTACCGCGAGGAGTTCCTCGATTTCGGCAGCAGCGTGCAGGATCTGATCGCTTCAATGATCTACCGCGACACCGAGATCGATGGCGTCTTTCCGCGCAACCGCAGCGTGGAGGTGAGCCGCGCTGATGCGATTGAGGCGAACAGTGTCCGGCAGACCTTCGACCTCTCCCAATACGTCACCAACCGCAGTCAGGCGATCCTGTTCGCCAAGCTGCTCTGCAACCAGCGGCGCCACATCCGCCGCGCGATCGAGTTCTCCACCTTTCCCACCGACAGCGTGCTGGAGCCCGGCAGCTACATCTACGTGGCGATCGGCGAGAACCAGTGGGATCAGGTGAGCACCGGCGTGGTGGAGGCCGGCGGTGTGCTCAACACACCGATTGGGCAGGTGCCAAACGGCAGCGGCCTGAAAGCGCTGGTCTACCAGTCCGGCAGCGCGGTGGTGACCGTGGACAGCGTGACCGTCAGCAACGGCACTGCGGCGGCACTGGAGCCCTATGTCGGCCGACTGTTTGTGCTCGGCACCTCGATCACCCGTAAGCGGGTGTTTCGCGTAACGGAGGTGCAAATGGATGAGGACGGGCAGGTTTCGGTGAAGGCCATCGAGCATCCGTGTGTTGAGTCCGGTTCGCAGACCTTGAGCCTGATCGCATCCTTCGCGGATAGTGGCTTCACCATTCGCTAGCCTGATTTCAGACTGGGCCGCCGTTCATGGGCTTTTACACAGGCCGCACGGGCAAACTCGAGTTCTGGGACGGCGCGGCCTACAAACCCGTGGCGAAGATCCGCGACTGGTCGGTGGAGACCAGCGTGGAGCTGCTGAGCACCACTGCGATCGACAGCACCGCGGCAACCTTCACGCCTGGCATGAAGTCCGCCAGCGGTTCGGCCACGCTGCTCTACTACCGACTCGAGGCCGGCGAGTCGGCCACGCTGTCGCAGTTCACCGCACTGCTCGGCAAGGTGCAGAAGGTGGGCGCCGTCACCGAAACCGATCGCGTCAAGCTGCGCCTGCGCGTCAGCGATGACGCAGCCGATGATCTGGAGTTCTTCGCCTACATCACCTCCGCGCAGGTTGGCGTCAGCACCGGCGAGCTGGTGACCGTGCCGATTCAGTTCTCGGTCGATGGCGACTTCCTCGCTGGCGGCGTGATCGCATGACTTTCTTCCTCGGCACCAAGGGGAACGTCAGGCTGAGGCGTGCCACCTCTGTCAATATCGGCGAGCTGAGCGATCGCGTCGATCCATCTGACATCAACACCAGCCTGAACCGGTTGAGCTTCGATGGCGCCGGCGAGAACCTGCTCACCGGTGACCGGGTGGACATCAGCACCGACGACGCGCGCGGGTTGCTGTTCTTCAACACGGCGATCTGGACCAGCGGCACCGTCGAGCAGACGGTCAGCGCCTACGTGAACGTGAACGCAGCCGGTGGCCTGCGCTTCTTCGCCATTTTTGAAGACGCGATCAACAACACCCGCGCCAATGAGTACGCGCTGGCGGATTTTGCCGGCGATCCGGTCGCCATCCGCTACCAGGTGCGGGACGTGAGCGCGAGCGTGCTCGGCAACGTGATCGAGTACACCTTCGCGACAGATCGGGAGGCGATCGACGCCACGGCGCTGAACGACAAGTTCCGCCAGCTCTACAGCGCCGGCATCCTGAGCGGCAGCGGCTCGATCACCTGCGCTTTTGACTACACGACGGCAGGCGTCACCGAGACACCACTGCTGATGCTGCAGCTGATCCAGCGGCTCGAAATCGGCAGCGAGTTTGATTGTGGGCTCTACCTGACCGACAAGACGAACGACGCCAGCGTGAATGATGTGTTCTATTCGTTCACGGCGATGATCACCAAGGCTGGCGTGGAAGTTCGCGCCAATGACATCATCAACTGCACGATAGATTTCGTGGCGACAGGCGAGATTCGCCTGCTGATCGGTCAGCTTGAAGACTACATTCTGAAAGAAGACGACGACAGGGTGAAGCTTGAGCAGTCGCTCGACTTCTTGCTGAAGGAAACTGAGGACTAACATGGGCTCTAGCAGTGGTGCCCTTGGAGGCTTGAGCCTTGGCTGACCAGCGGATAACCCAACTCACAGCCCTGCCCAAGGCCTCGGTGGCAGCCACCGACGTGCTGCCCATTGCCGACGTTTCGGCATCGCAGACGAAGAAGGTCACCGCCAAGGATCTGGTGGATGCCGGCCTCGATCTGGTCGATGCCGCCTCGATCGATCTCGACAAGCTGGATCAGTCCAGCGTCACCAAGATCGGCAGCACCGCTCTGGCATCCGGTGCCGTCACGGCTGCCAAGCTTGGCAACAGCAGCTCGGTGGCAATTAGCGCCTCGGCGCCCGTTTCTGACAACTTCGACGGTCGCGGCTGGGTGAACAGCAGCACCGGCGAGCTGCAGGTCTACCGCTCCGGCGCCTACAGCGCGATTACCCCGGCGCTGGTCGATGGCTCGGTGAGCACCGCCAAACTGGCGGATGGCGCAGTCACCACCGCCAAGGCCAGCAGCCTCGGCACAGCCGCGCTTGCTGATGGTGCGGTCACCTACGCCAAGCTGCAGGACGTTTCGGCCACTGATCGCCTGCTCGGCCGCAGCAGCTCGGGCTCGGGTGACGTTGAGGAGATCACCTGCACCGCGGCGGGCCGTGCGCTGCTCGATGACGCTGACGCTGCGGCACAGCGCGCCACACTCGGCCTCGGCACGCTCGCCACGCAGTCCGGCACCTTCTCCGGCACCCATAGCGGGACCACATCAGGCACCAACACCGGCGACCAGACGATCACCCTCACGGGTGACGTGACCGGCTCCGGTACAGGTTCTTTTGCGGCAACGATCGCCAGCGGCGCCGTGGTAGAGGCCAAGATCGGCACTGGCGCCGTCACCACCGGCAAGGTGGCAGATGACGCGATCACCGCCGCCAAGCTGGCCGACAGTTCAGCCGCAGTGGTGGCAGCCTCCACCCCATCAGGGTCTGGCGCCTTCATCGGGCAGCAGTGGATCAACACCGCCACCGCGATCGAATACACCTGGGACGGCACCACCTGGCTCCGGCAGGCATCGCTGAGCACGATCAGTTTCAGCGACACCAGCCCGCTGTCCTTCAGCGTTGCCTATCCCGACGCCTACAGCGCGACCATCACCACCTCGATGGATCAGCAGGCGGCTAATCAGGTGCTGGCCGGCCCGACCACCGGATCGGAGGCAGCGCCCACATTCCGCGCGCTGGTGCCATCTGATCTGCCGGATGCCACCGGCAGCACAAAGGGCATCATTCAGCCCGGCACCGGCCTGTCGGTCAGCAGCGGCACGCTGAACCACAGCAACAGCACCACCGTTGGCACCTACACCAAGCTGACGGTGGACGCGCAGGGGCACGTCACCACCGGCACCACGCTGGATGCCGCCGACATCCCGGTGCTCGATGCCAGCAAGGTCACCACCGGCACCTTCGCCACGGCGCTGCTTGCTGACAACGCGGTGACAGCCGCCAAGGTCGCCGATTACGCCACCGCGCAGATCGGCTCCACGTTCCCCACTGCGGACTTCATCGGCCAGCTGTTCCTGAACCCGCTGGAAAAAACCGTCTACATGTGGGACGGCAACGTGTGGCAGCCGGTGGGCATCACCGCTGGCACCGTGATCTTCGGCGGCACCTATGACGCCAACAGCAACCAGATCGCTTCGGTCACGCCTGACGGCGCAGCGCTCGGACTGAGCATTGGCCAGCCACTGCCTGCCGCCAGCGCCAACAACCAGAACTACTTCGTCATCGTCAGCAACGCTGGCACCGGCACTGCGCCGGCTCCTGCCGTGGCGATGCTGCCGCCCGACCTGATCCTGTCCACCGGCACCTCATGGGTGCGGATCGAGTCTTCTGATGCCTACGTGGCGCAGGTGGCCACGCAGGTCTCCTTCACCCCTGCCGGACAGATCGCCAGCACCAACGTGCAGGCTGCGATCGAGGAGGTGAGCAGCGAGTGTCGCAATGCCACCAACATCACCAGCGGCACGCTGGCGCCCACAGTCGGCGGCACCGGCATCACCACCTACGCCAAGGGCGACCTGATCGCCGGCTCCGGCACCAACACGTTGGCCAAGCTGACAGCAGGCACCAACGGCTACGTACTGAAGGCCAACAGCTCGGCGGCCACTGGCCTCGAGTGGGCGGCCTATGACGCGCTGGTAACCGGTGGCGGCACCATGATCGGCAACCTAGAGATCGGCTCCAGCGCCGCGATCGTGTTTGAAGGCGCCACCGCAGACACCTACGAGACCACGCTCACTGTTGCTGACCCCACCGCAGATCGCACGATCACGCTGCCAAACAACACCGGCACCGTGGCGCTCACCAGCGATCTGGATGACGGGACGTTCTGAGTAGCCTGAACAGGTAACTTCCGGCCTCAAGGAGGCGTTAAGGAATGGCACTGCAGCACCTGCGCTCGAGCACTGCGAACAAGCGCCCCACGCCGGCCGCGATGAGCGATGGCCAGCTGGCCATGAACACCAACAGCGCCAGCCCTGGCCTGTTCCTGAAGGACAGCAGCGGCGCGCTGGTGAAGGTGGGACCGGTGCATGTCGGCACGACCGCTCCTAACGCCAGCCCGGCCAGTGGCGGCCAATCGGGCAACACCGTGGGCGAGCAGTGGCTCGATACCAGCGGCAGCACCTACGTCTTCAAGATCTGGGACGGCTCAGCCTGGCGCAGTGAGGCCGGCGAGTTCGTGAACGCAACCGGCGACGTGATGACCGGCGCGCTGGGCATTATCGCGGGCTTGGCCGGATCGCCGGGTCTGTACTTCTCCGGCTCCACCTCCACCGGCATCTACTCCCCCGGCGCAGACCAACTAGCCATCTCGACTAATGGCACTGGGAGGTTGTTTATTGATAGCAGTGGAAGGGTTGGTATCGGAACTTCGAATCAGAACTTTCCTTTATCTATCCAGACAGACTCTTCTGCTCAGTCAATCTCACTGTTTGGTAGAGCTGCAGATGATATTAGTGAAATCAAGTTTCTTGAAAATGATCAAACAACTGTACTGGGTGAGCTGCAATACAGGCAAGATCATCTGAACTTCCGCCACCGTGTTGGCTACATGTCGTTTTCGACGGGAGGCGTATCAGAGAGAATGCGCCTTACCGCGGACGGGAAACTAGGTCTGGGGACTAGTAGCCCTAGCGTTCTGCTTCATTTGGCTGGCAGCGCCGCTCAAAACGCCAGAATTGATCGGACAGGCAGTATTGCGGCCGCTGGCGAAAACTACGGAAGCATCGAATTTGTTGGTCGAAATTCAACCGGATCTGCACCTCCTGATTATTCAGCTCGCATTGTTGCTGCCCATGATTCCGCGCAAACCGCATCTACACGGGCTTCATCACTTTCTTTCTTTACGCAATTTTCTAGCGCAAACGCATCTGAAAAGATGCGAATTGATTCGCAAGGCCGCGTAGGGATTGGCACTACTTCGCCTGGCTATGCACTAGATGTGGCCGGCGACATCGTGTCTCGTTCGGTTAGCGGTGCAACTCGTTTTGTTGGAGGCGATTATGACTCAGGCAATTACCGCTTCGGACTGAGGCATGACTTAGATTCTCGCAGTGCTGGCATTATTGCGACAAGTGCTGCAGGAAATGCTCCATACATTTGGTTCGGCCTTGGATCTGGCACGACAACGGCAACCGAACGCGCCCGCATCACATCAAGTGGGCAGCTTTTAGTTGGCACGTCTAGTAGCTCTTCTGCAGCACTTCTAATTACACAAGGCAGTGCAACAAACTCCGCAGCTTCTAGTTCAATAACTCTTGCCCGTGGACAAAACAACCCTAGCGATGGCTTCGCTCTTGGTATTTTAGGATTTTCAGATAGCGGCCACGTCCAATCAGCGCAGGTTAGTGCGGCTAGAGATGGCGGAACCTGGACTTCTGGCAGTAGCCAGCCAACCCGCCTAATGTTCTCCACTACTGCCGACGGAGCGAGCAGCCCAACGGAGCGGATGAGGATTGCGCAAGATGGCCAAACAAATATTTACGCAAACCTTACAGGTCTGCAAGTTCGCTCTGGAGAAGGCAACAACACTAATTCTTATGTTTACATTGGAAGGTATGGTGCAACCAGCACTTCAACAGGCACCATATCTTTTGGAGTAAGAGCTAACGGAAACGTAGAAAACCAAAACAATTCCTACGGTGCTATCTCTGACATCAAGCTAAAGGAAAATATCGTTGAGGCCAATTCCCAATGGGATGATCTCAAGTCTCTCCAAGTTCGCAACTACAACTTCAAGCCTGAAACCGGCTATAGCGACCATACCCAAATCGGCTTGGTTGCCCAAGAAGTTGAACTTGTCTCTCCTGGTCTCGTCACCGAATCCCCTGATCTTGACAAAGACGGCAACGACCTTGGCACCGTCACCAAGAGCGTCAACTACTCGGTGCTTTACATGAAGGCAGTCAAGGCGCTGCAGGAAGCAATGGAACGCATCGAAGCTCTGGAAGCCAAAGTTGCAACCCTTGAGGCCGTGTAGTCCTACTCTCTAATCCCATTCGCTCCCCACCCCATGACCACCTACGAAATCAGCGCCCAAGACAACGACGAAGACGTGACTGAGCTGGTCAAGCACGTCGCCGAGAAGGTGGATGGCGTCAGCGTCACCACCAAAGAAGGCGGCAGCATCAAGATCAGCGGCAACGCCACGATCCAGATGTCTGACGGCGCCATCAAAATTGGCTGACCCCATCACCACCAGACCCATGAGCACCACCTTCACCTGGAACATCGCCCAAATGGAGCGGGAGACCGCTGACGGCTATGTCTTCACTGTCCACTACACCGTGGACGCCGTTTCTGACGATCAGGTCTATCGCGCCGGGGCCTATGGCTCACTCGGCCTTGAGCGCCCTGAGGGCAGCATGATCCCTTTCGCAGATCTGACCCCTGAGGTTGTGATCGGCTGGGTTAAGGACAAGTTCGGCGCCGAGAAGGTGGCCGAGATCGAGGCCGCACTCCAGCAGCAGCTGGATCAGCAGCGCCAGCCCGTCACCGGCCAAGGTCTCCCTTGGGCTAGCTGATGGCCGTCAAGTCCAAGACCGGCACCGCGCGGGTCGACCATCAGGCCGGTCCGCCGAAGCGCACCCGGCAAGGCCGCTCGCTGCGCACCAAGCTCAGCGGCACCAGCCGTAACCCGCAACAAAAGCGGCGCTATCGCGGGCAGGGCCGGTGATCGCCTAGACCTGCAACGAAGCCAACGATCAGGCCTGCCCTTGCCATTAGCTCGGGGAGGCCTGACCTTTCCGCTCGCTACGATGCGATCAAGCGACGGAACCCCGATGGCGGACGAACCGAAGACCGTTAGCGGCCTGTTCGCTGCCTCCCTCCCAGCTGCACTGGCCGCCGGTATGGTCGCCATCGGGGCACTCCTCATCTCGATGCAGGTGCAGTCCGCACGGATCGAAGCCACGCTGGTGCAGCTGGCGAAGTCCGTCGATGAGATCAAGACCGATGCGCGCGCCGAGCTCGCTGATCTCGATCGCCGGGTGCGCGCTCTTGAAATCCAACCCTAATCTGAGGGCACAAGCATGGATGCCATGAGCCCCGAAACCATCGCGATGATCGCCATCATCATCGCGGCCGGCAGCGAAATCATCGCTCTGACGCCGCTTAAATCGAACAGCTGGATCCAGCTGCTGCTGACCGCTGCCCGGATGGCCTTCCCAAAGCGCAAGGGCTGAATCATGGCCAACGTCGCGCCGATCACGATCGAGCAGCTGTTCCGCTACTACCGGAACCTGCCGCATCAGGCGGCCGCGATTCAGCAGCTCGAGCAGGATCTCGCCGTGAACGGCTACGCGGCAGCGATGCGCCGCGACCGGGCATGGTTCAACACATGGAGCCAGGACGGCAAGCAGGCGGACCTGGCGGCAGCGCTGAAGCTGATCAAGGAGTTCGAGGGCTGCCATCTGACGGCCTATCCCGACCCGCTAAGCGGCGGCGCACCGTGGACGATCGGCTACGGGACCACGCGCTACAGCGACGGGCGCGCCGTCAGCAAAGGCGACGAGATCAACGCGATCGAGGCTGATCTGCTGCTGCGGCAGGAGGTGGATCGCATCGCCGAGAAGCTACGCGTCACCATCCCCTATTGGGTGGAGATGACCGATGCGCAGAAGTGCGCGCTGATCTCCTTCGCCTACAACCTCGGCTCCGGCTTCTATGGCGCCAAGGGGTTTGAGACGATCAGCAAGCGCCTGCGCGAGAAGGACTGGGCCGGTGTGCCCGATGCCCTGCTGCTCTACCGCAACCCCGGCACCAACGTGGAGGCCGGCCTCAAGCGGCGCCGCATTGCAGAAGGCGACCTGTGGGGGCGCGAGCGGCAGACCACCGGGCCGATCTCCGCCATGTTCACGCCAGAGAGCCCGTTCAGCCAGAAGATCACGCCTCACATCACCGCGGGTGAGTTTGCGCTCGGCCAGGAGGCGCGGCGCTTCGATCATCAGCACCAGTGCGACACCGCGCTGAAGCTGGCGCAGTTTCTCGAGCGTGTGCGCGCGCAGTTCGGTGGGCGGCCGGTAGTGATCACCTCGGGCTATCGCCCCGCCGCCATCAATAAGCTGGTGGGCGGCGCCAGCAGCTCTGAGCACCTCTACGACAGCATCGGCGTGGGGGCCGTGGACTTCTACGTTGATGGCGCCGACATGATGGCCGTGCAGCGCTGGTGTGATCAGAACTGGCCACACTCACTCGGCTACGCGGCGCCGAGCTTCATCCACCTCGGAATCCGCAAGGGTGGGCCTCGCGTTCGCTGGGATTACGCCTAAGCTGCGCGCGCCAATGCCCGCAGCCTGTGCCCCTTCCCGACTACGAGATCCACGACCTGTGCAAGCGCCACGCAATGGTGGTGCCGTTTGATCCTGATCTGGTCAACCCCGCCAGCATCGATGTGCTGCTGGGTGATCGGATCATGATCGAGGTGGCCGAAACCCCACAGCTGCAGATCCACGGCATCGCCGGCCACACTGCAGAGGATCCGTACCTGCTGCAGCCGGGTGAGTTCTGCCTAGCGGAAACACGCGAGATCTTCAACCTGCCGGACTGCATCGCTGCGCAGTTCGTGCTCAAGTCCAGCCGCGCACGCGAGGGCATCGAGCACCTGCTGGCCGGATTTTGCGATCCAGGTTGGCATGGCAGCCGGCTGACGCTGGAGCTGAGCAACGCGCGCCGGATGCACCCGGTTGCGATCTGGCCCGGCATGAAGATCGGCCAGATGGTGTTCCACAAGATGGAAGGCATTCCCGGCCGCAGTTATGCGGTGACCGGCCGCTACAACGGCGATCTGGCAGTGACCGCCAGCAAGGGCTAGCCTGATAGCGGAGAAATCCGGTGAGAACGCGGCCCCGGTCTAGTCAGCCGGGGCTTTTTATTTGCGCATCGGATGCCGCAGCGGTGCCATGCGCATCCGGTGGATGCGACCCGGTGCCTCAGCCGGATCATCCAGCGGGATAAGGGTGTAGTCATCACAGCCGTGGCTCTCAGCGAAGTGCTGCGCGCCGATGTGGGTCGGGAACGGCCCGACGTGCCACGGGCCGATGCGGAGGATGTAGGTCATAGCGCGAAGGTTAGTTGCTGGGTGATGGTTGGCAGCTCACGGGCGCCCCACTGCGCGCCCATGGCCTCGGCGATGCCTTCGTAGGTGCGGCTGCGCTCCTTCCAGCGATCAGGGCTGGGCGGCATCATGTGAACGCGCGCCTCACGGCCGGGCACCACCTTGGTGGCGCGCAGGCGTGGCAGGTTGTGCAGCCATCAGCAGACGCACGAAGTCCAAGGCCTCGGCCTGTTCGCGTGCCTTGCGATGAAAATGGCGTGAGCCGGACACGGCAAGGTGCGTGCAGGGCGGGTGAGCGATCATCAGATCCCAGCCAAGCTGCAGCACCTCCTCCACGGGGCGCTGGTAGTGCCAGCTGGGGTCGGCCTCGCACTCGAGCAGGTCGCAGCTCCATGCGTCATGGCCGCGGCACCTGAAGGCGTCACGGACCCGGCCGCTGTATTCACAGGCGACCAGCACGCGCATCAGAGGCTCGCGGCGTAGGCGGTCATGGCGGCTTGGCGAGCCTTGGTGGCTGCAATCATGGCGGCCTGAAGCTTGACTTGCTTGGCGGTCATTTTGGAACCGGGCGCACCAGCGGCGGCGTAGAAGGCATCCTTGGCAGCGCGCTCGGCGGCTTGAAACTGACGGACTTACTGGAGGGTCATCGGAGTGGTTGGCTGTCGATGTGTGAACTATACACCGCCCACGGGGCACCCTGCGCTGATCGGCCAGCCCGTTCACAATCCGTCACAGTGCCTGTCACTGTTCCCGTCGCTACCGTGTGCCCAGCGGCGGCCAGCCCATGCGGGCGTTCTACCTAGAGATCACCGCCAAGCTCATCATCCGATCCAACGCCGACCCCGACGACCTGCCAGCCGAGATCTACTCCCGACTGGCCGAGTTCATCCCCTCCGATGACGACATCATCGACATCGAGGTGAACGCTGTACCCCTGCCGCCGGACCTCTGTGGATCAGCACCACATTGAAGAGACGCGCCTCGTCACCCGGCGCTCTGCCCGTGATCAGATCCACCTCGCCTGGAACCACTGCTGCGCCTACTGCGGCGATCCGCTCGGCCGCAGCCCGACGCTCGATCACGTCATCCCCAAGGTCCACGGCGGCCTCACCGTCCGTCAGAACCTCGTCTCCTGCTGCTTGATGTGCAACAGCCAGAAGGGCCACAAGGATTGGGTGGACTGGTATCGGCAGCAGCCCTTCTGGTCCGCCATGGGCGAATGGGCGATCGCGCAGTGGCTAGCCGATGAGCGCTAAGCTGAGCGCCTTGAACTTTCAAAGTCTCAAGGCGTCCGCTGCGCCCGGCAGCGGTGAGGTTGGCACCGCGTGAGGACCAACTACCGGGCACACAAATACACCAAACCCCCCGGTTTCCCAGGGGCTCGGCTATTTCGGCGGTCTTGGCGAATCCGCGACCGCTGAGTTGTCGCATCGGGGGGGCTGCCTACAGAGAGTCAGCCTTGTTAAACCCGATGAGGCCCTGTTGCCAGGGACTTAGCCCGATGCCGAGGCAGAGCGGGAACCTGCTCAGGCTATCGTCCCAGCATCTGGTCCAGATACAGCTCGGCCTGCCACAGGTCGCTGCTGTACCTGCAGACACCACCGACACAGCTGCGGTAGTAGATCTCGCCCTTCACGGGCATCAGCGTCTCGATGCTGCCGCCATCGCGCTCGGTGCGGCTCAGAACCTCAGGTCCGAACATACAGATCACACCTGGCCGCGAAACGGCCGCCGCTTCGTTTCGATTCTGGCAAGTCGTACCCGCACCGCTGGTGCTGCATCTCCCAGAACTTGCAATCCCAGCATATCGGCGCGCTGCCGGCCGGCCGCAGGTTGGTGACCGCTGCGCGGTAGATCGTCTGTGCCCTGATCAGCGCCTCCTGCAGCTGCACGGTGCCAGTGTCGGCCTCGATCTGAAGCTCGGGCTTCGGGCCGAGCACAATGCGCGCGTGCCAGTTCCGATCAGAGCGGCTGCACACCAGCAGCAGGCGGCCGGCGTGCAGACTGATCACTCCTCCTCTCCGTAGCTCGGCAGGTGGTAGATCCGCTCCAGCTGCATCGACGCAGGTTCGGCGTGCCCCTGCGTCACATACCCCGAGATCGGGTCGTTTGGATTGGCAGCCGTGAACACGGTCGGCCAGTGCAGCTCCTTCACCACCACCAAGCTGGTCCGCGGGCTGCGCACCAGCACCCACAGCGCAAGGCGCTCGAGAATGCTTAGGCCGGGCAGGTAGCGCATCATGCCTTCAGTTTGCCAAGCAGGCGGCGGATGTACCACTGCGCCTTTGCAAGCGACACGGCCTCACCCTTGTGGCGCTCGCGCCAGGTGTATTTGATGATGTTGCCCTTGCAGTAGCCGCGGAACTCCTCCGGCGTCAGGGCGGCCTCGATCGCATCGATGCACTCGATGCCACCCTGCCGGTAGTGGTCTGGGTTGATCTGATCAGTCATCGAGCCATCCCCATGCGATGCGTTTGCAGATGCGCCATGCGTGTTTTTCGTCCACATCGAACTCAGCCGCCAGCTGGCGATAGCTCCACCCCTCGCGTTGAAGCTGGCGCAGCTTGCGCACCAGCTCCGGCGTCAGGATCGCGGCGATGTTCTCCTCGCCGGCCTTGAATGGCCGGCCGCGCGGGATCACCTCCACTTATCCCCCAGCAGCTGCTGACGGCACACCTCGATCGCCTGCTGTGCCTGCTTTTGGCTAAACACCGACTCGGTGGCATCCATGGCGTGCACGACGCGGGCGAGCAGATCGGGATAGTCCGTATCGCGGAAGTTGGCCGCCATGTCGCGGGCAAACTCCTGCCACAGACCGGTGTAGGTGCCGCAAGTGCGACCGCTGCGTTCGTACAGCGCGTCGATCATGTCGGCGCGTTGCTGATCCAGCTGGAATGACTTCATGGTTCAAGCAGTTGGCGTAGGTGGAGCAGCTCAGCGCAAAGCTGCTCGCGGTTGCGGATGCCGGTGATGCCGTTCAGCTGGTCGATGCGGATGTCGATCAGCTGCTGCAGCCGGTGGCGCTCATCATGGCGCCCCTGCTGGTAGGTGCCGCTGTCGCTGAGCAGCTGCTCGAGGCGGTGGCGGATGTCGCTCATGGGTGGTCGATCGTGACGGTAGCGATGCCATCCAGCGGCACACCAAGGCGATGCGCAGCGCCGGCACTGAGATCTAGGCTGGAGCAATCGCAGCGGTCAGTGACTGGCACCGTCAGCACGCGGCCGCGGTGGCTGACGCGCACCGGCGTGCCGCAGGGCAGCCATGGATGCGCGGCGCTGATGCCCCAGTGCTGGTAGGTGCCTCCGCAGGCGGTCTGCCGGCCGTGATACCAGCCGTCATAGACCGTGGCGGTCACCGATCGCGCGTGGCTGGGCATGGCAGCCAGCAGCAGCGCTGCGGCGAGCAGGTGGCGCACCATCACGCCACCTCCACCGTGGCACCGGGCCAGCGGGCTTGCGCGTAGCGGATCGCGTGCTTCTTGGTTTCAGCGCGCGTGATCCACGTCATCGGCTGGGCGCCGACTGGGTAGACGATCAGCCGATACTCGCGGGTGCGCGCCTTCGGCCGCGGCCGGCTGATGCCGTCGCCGTGCTTGCTGGTGGGTGCCTCCTCTGCCCATTGCCAAGGCAGCATGGCGCCAGTGGTTTCAGGCATTGGTCTCCTCAGGGTTAAGCCATTCGATCTGCGACCACCACTCGAGCCATGTGTCGGCGGCGATCAGCTTGGCCTCGGTAAGGCTGGCTGCTTCCACGCACTCGAGCACGTTGGCGGCCTTGATCTGGAAGTAGAAGCGGCGCTCAGTCATCGAGCTGCTCCAGTTCTTCCAGCGCCTGCTCCTTCAGGGTCGGCCCCTCCGGCTCGGGCTTCCAGGCTTCAATCGACTGAGCGAGCGCCTCACGAACGGTTTTGATGGCGACGTACGCGAAAATTGCAGGAAGCAGAACCGGCACTCCGAAAAGGATAAACAAGCGCCGAACGTAGAGGTTTCGAAGCCAAGGTTTGCAAGAAGATACTGTCATGGGAAGTTAGTGGAAGCGACTACTCGTTGTCGGGAAGCTCTTCGAGGGCGCGGCGGATGGTGTGGATAGCAAAATGTTCCTCAACCCACGCCAGCTCTCTTAGAGCTTCCTCCTTTAGCGTTTTAGGTTCAGGACGACGGCGTGAACGGAGGATTTCACTCCAGTACATGCTCGGGTTGTGCTCATTAAGCACTTCACAGCACGCCTTCAGCTCGCAATCTGAGGCCCATTGGGCGGCTTGGGTGGCGAGGTAGTCAGCGGCAAATCCACGTTCGTACTCTTCACTCAGCCACTGCCGCACCAACTCAGGTGGTGGGGTGATGGGATGGTCAGTCATCGAGCTGCTCCAGTGCGCGGCGAACCACGTCCAAGTCTTCAAGCTGCCAACGATCTTTGTTGCCTTGGATCAAATCGAGCAAGGCAATGGATTGCTCCTTCAAACTCAGCGGCGTGGGGCGGCGGGCGGCGCGGAGTGGACCTGTGACATCTTCCCAGCCTCTCCTCTTCCCCAGCCACTCACAGCACGCCTCCAGCTCCTGATCTGCGCCCCATTGGGCAGCTCGGGTAGCAAGGTCTACATGAAAATTGGACTGGGAAATTTTGCCACCAAAGTAAGTGTCAACCCACTGCTGCACCAGCTCAGTCGGCGGTGGGGTGATGGGGTGTTCAGTCATTGTGAGGTTCACGAAATCAGAAGGTTGATACCGATAACCAGTAGGACTGGGATCACGACAATGACTGCTGTGGCCTGAAGCAGGAACAGCGCGTCTGCTTTGGTGAAATCCTTCACTTTCGCACCATTTGCTGCGTGCCGGAGTGGGTGGGGCTGTGATGTGCGCCGGACTCGACGCCGATCATGGCGAACACGGCCGCCACGATCAGGCAGCAGATGGCGTTGTTGATGCGGTCGATCATGATGCGAGCGCCGCACGGACGCGGTAACGGGTGATGTTGAGGCGGGTGGCGATCTGTCGCTGGCTGAGACCCGTGCGACGCAACACGCGAACGCGGCGCGTTTCGGAGGCGGTGAGCCAGTCGATCACTGCCACCAAGAACAGCAGCGGCAGGATCAGTTTCCAGATCACCAGTAGAAGGGTGGTGAGCATGGCGGTGTAGCGAATGGGTGCCGGGATCGCTGCTCCCGGCCGGCAGGCTGTTCTCTTGTCCACAGCGGAGAATCCGGGGCGCGCTATCCGGCTTGTGGCCTATTCAGTTGTGAGCGGGATTGGCGACTACCTGCCAGGCTCCCGCGGGCCAGGGGACTTGCCCCGGAGGAGGCGGTTGCCTCCCGATGACCAAACAATACACCGCCGACAGCGCACACCGCGACCCGGCTGTCACATTCCGTAACGCGCCTCGGCCTCGGCTGCACGCCGCGCGTTCGCCTCACGCAGCGCCTCCAGTGAGTTCTGCGCCTCTTCATGCTGCAGCGTGATGATCGGTCGATCGCGCATCCCCGTGCCAACAGCGCTCAGCTCCATCGGCACACGCAGCACCGGCTTGCGCAGCTGCGTGGAGCTCCACCCCACCGCGTAATCCGGCACACCAACCTCCACCGTGAACCACCGGTGCCCGCAGTCCAGACACTGCCGGCCGCGCACCACTTGGTCCGCCATCCTGTTGTTCGTATACGGCACCCGGATGGAACCGCTACTGCATTTGGGGCATCGCATCGGCAACATAGGGGCAGTTCGCCCCAGAACAATGAACTTCGGTGAGTGGATGGTGGCGCAGATACCACCGGAGAAACAGTTCCTGATCGAAAAGCAATGCCGCGACATCGAGCGCCATTCGGAGGTGGGGCCACTCGCGGCAAAGCTCCTCAAGCAGTGCTACCACCAGCAGGAAATGCTCCAAGCCGCAGTCCACGAGATCGCGCGCCTGGAGCTCCTGCTGATGCAGTCCTAGAACAGATCGGCCTCGGTGATCTCGCTCACCACGCCGTCAGTCGCCTGCGCCAGGCTGGCCGCTGCGCTCTGGGCAGTCACGGGCGGCACCCAGTCACGGGGAGGCTGAGCCACCGCGCTCACGTAGGCCACACCGCTGCTGCTCTGCTTTTTCCAGCCGCTCACCGGCACCTGCACGCTGCCGTACTGGTCCACCGGCTGGCTGAGCACGAACGCGCACAGCGCATCGAGCTCCTCCGGCTTGATGTTCATCCGGCCGCTGAAGTCCACCTTGCTGTCGGGCTTGGTGGACTTGAAGATCGCCAGGTTCAACTTGAAGCTCATGGTCTCGGTTGGGTAGGTGGATTGTTGGGCATCCCGCGCAGGTTTCGAGCCTCGTAGGCCTCCACCTCGGCGACGGGATACAGCACACGGCCTCCGATCTTCACGAATCTCGGGCCGCGGTTCTGGCTGCGCCAGTTATCGAGCGTGCTCAGCGTGACGACTCCGCGCCACCTGGCTGCCAGCTCGCGGGGCTGCAGGTAGCCCGGCTCAGAAGATTTCATCTGCATCGCTTGCCTCCTCCACCACCTCAACCGGCTCAGCCGCCGGCTGCTTGATCTTCGCGTTCAGCTGCTCCACCGCTGACTTCGGGGCAGGCTCTGCCGACCGCACCGTGACGGGCTCCACGTCCACCACCTCCTCCTCCGTCTGGATGCCGACCAGCAGCTCGGGGATGTACAGCCGACCCCAGAAGGCCGCGGCGCGGTAGCGGATCATCAGCTCCGGCATGGTCTGCCACTTGCTGCCGCTCTTCGTCGCCCAGCCTTCCTTCTTGGCCATTGCCATGCTCACGGCAGGACCCTTAAGGTCGTTGCCGCTGGCGATCTCGGTGGCCACGCAATAGCAGCTCAGGCTGTCGCCGCTGCCCGTCATCTCGTAGCGCAGCGGGCTGAACCGGCCGCAGCCGTTGATCAGGCCGATGATGAACTGGCTGCTCCAGCTCGGGCGCCCGTGGATGATGTGCAAGTTCTGCATCACCTGGAACGGGCTCATCCGCATCCGGTTGGCGATCTCCAGCGCCACCAAGCAGTTCGCGAACCCCTGCTGCCCCTGGAACTGCGGCGGGATCAGCGTCGAACTGGCCAGCGCCTTCGCGATGCGCTGCGCATCCTCGAACGCCTGGATGCCGGAGAACACGCTGCCTCCGGTCGTTGTCAGTGCTGTGGACTCGCTCATGGTTGAAGTCTCAGGGTCAGGTAGATGAACAGGCAGCCGGCCACCGCCGGCCAGTAGGTGATCGGCCACAGCTCCGTCAGGAACCAGCCGCCGGCCAACGCCGCTACGGGCGCACGGATGGCCACGGAAGGGATCCGCATCAGTAGAGCTCGATCTCGGGTGGCGCTCCGGCTGGCAGCGATCCATCCGGCCGCGGGCGCATCCATGCCGGCAGCCCGATCGGCTGGATCTCCTCGCTGTAGCCCGGCCAGCGGCCAGCAGCGCGGCACTCTGCCAGCCGCTCCAGATCCTGCAGCGCCTGCTCGCCACCGGCGCCGATCATCTCGCCATCGGCCACGTAGACCGCCACGGCGTGCGGTGGCTTCTTCTCCACGCAGATGAAGATGAACCCCTCCGGCCGGCGCACCGTCGCCTGCTCGAGGCCGTGCAGATACCAGGCCGCCTGCACGTGGTAGCGGAAGTTGGCGATCGACTTTCTGAACCCAGCCGGGCTGGCATCCTCAGTGGTCTTCAGGTCCACGATCAGGCTGCCGTCATCGACCAACCAGTCGGGACGGCACTTGCACTCGAGCCCGGTCGTCTCATCGGTCCACATGTGCGTGGTCTCGGCCTTGCCCTTCAGCTTCAGCAGCGCACCGGCAGCAGGGTGCGTCCACACCGCCTCGGCCATGCGGCTGATGGTGGCGCGATCGTCGCAGCTGATCAGCTCACGGCCAGCGGCTTCAGCCTCGAACGCAGCCCACTCCTCCTTGCCGGCCTTGGTGCGGCGATCAATCTGCGGCGCGGTCACGTAGCGCTCCTCCCAGGTCTCGGGCTCCAGCGTCAGCGTGTGAACTGCAGTGCCGAGCCGCATCGCTGGCGTCGGCTCAGGCTCCACCCGGTTCGGGTCCAGATAGCGCGCCCAGTAATGCAGCGGGCTGCGCGCTATCTGATCGAGGTGTGATTTCGATACCGCCGTGAGGCGGTGGTAGTCGGCGTTGTCCAAAGGCAGCGCGTACCGAAGGCTCACGCAACTTACCACTGTTTCCCTGCCTGTCATCGCTTCCCCCAGTAGTTCTCAGTATTTCCCTCTCTGCCGGCTAGTATCCGGCCGCTGACCTTGGTATTCCTTCCCGCTATCCAAGGTCAAGTCTCATGGGTCTCACGCTTCGCGACTATCAAGCACAGGCAATCTCAGACCTTCGTGCTGCCTACCGCCAAGGCGCGCGCGCTCCTTTGCTTGTCGCCCCCACGGGGATGGGCAAGACGGTCGTTTTCTCAGCGATCACCGCTGGCGCGGCCGAGCGTGGCCGCCGCGTGCTCATCCTCGTCCACAGGCGTGAGCTCATCCTGCAGGCCAGCGCGAAGCTCCACCTTGCTGGTGTGCCCCATGGCCTGATCGCGGCTGGCCACCCGGAAGCCGATCATCCGGTGCAGGTGGCCTCCGTGCAGACGCTTGCAAGACGCCTGAATCGCCAGCAGTGGCAGCCAGATCTCATCGTGATCGATGAGGCTCATCACGCTGTCGCTGGCACCTGGTCTTCAGTGCTCAGCCATTGGCCAGAAGCCTTCCGTCTTGGCGTTACTGCCACTCCTGTGCGCCGTGACGGTCAAGGCCTGCAGAGGATGTTCGATCGCATGGTGCTTGGTCCATCGGTGGCAGCCCTTATTGCCAAAGGCCACCTATCGCCTGCGCGGATCTTCGCTCCGCCTGTTGTCGCAGACCTATCGAGAATCGCAATTCGCGCTGGTGACTATTCAGCAGAGCAGGCAGCAGATCGCATGGATCGACCCACCGTCACAGGTGACGCGATCGCCCATTACATGCGCATCTGCGCAGGCAAGCGAGCAATTGCGTTCTGCTGTTCTGCCAAGCACGCAGACTCCGTGGCCGCGGCCTTTACCGAATCAGGCATCACGGCCGCCACGCTGCTCGGCACGACTTCAACGCAACATCGCGACGATCTGGTGCGGCAGTTCGTCGCAGGCACCCTGCAGGTGCTGGTCACCGTCGATGTGGTCTCCGAAGGTTTCGACTGCCCCGATGCCGAAGCCGCCATCCTGCTGCGCCCCACCGCCAGCCTCGGCCTCTACCTGCAGCAGGTCGGCCGCGTGCTGCGCCCGGCACCCGGCAAGGCGCACGCCGTGATCCTCGATCACGTCGGCAACGTCCACCGGCATGGCTTTCCCGATGATCACCGCGACTGGTCGCTCGACGATCGCCTGAAGCGCAGCCGCGCAGCTGGTGCTGCAGCGCCCACCGTCCGCACCTGCCAGGTCTGCTTCGCGGCCTTTCCACCACAGCCGGCCTGTCCCTGCTGCGGCACACCGGTGCCGATCCAGCCTGCGCGTCAGCTGCGCCAAGTCGATGGCGAGCTGAAGGAGCTTCACCGCGAGGCCGTGCGCCAGCGTGTCGCCGAGCGCAAGAAGGCGCGCACCTACAGCGAGCTCATCCAAGTCGGCATTGCTCGGGGCATGAAGAACCCGGCTGGCTGGGCGCGCCACGTGTACCTTGCGCGTCAGCAGCGCGCATGATCGTGGCGAACCCCGAGACCGACCTGCAACAGCGCATCCGTCTCGCGCTCGGCACGCATCCCGATGCCAGACTTTTTCGCAACCAGGTCGGATCGCTCCCTGATCCACGCAACGGCCGCCTTGTCACCTTCGGCCTCGCCCGCGGTTCCGCTGACCTGATCGGCTGGCGCACCCTAGTGGTGACCCCTGAGATGGTCGGCCAGCGCATTGCCGTGTTCACCAGCCTCGAGGTGAAGACAGCCACAGGTCGCCTCTCGCCTGCACAGACCCAATGGCTCCATGCCGTCCGTACCGCCGGTGGCATCGCTGGCGTGGCGCGCAGCGTGCCGGATGCCTTGCGAATTGTCACAGAGCCCGTCCAACCGTCTAACCCTCCCGGCAACATCTGACAGCGCAAGAGACCGCATGAATGTCGCTGATCGATCAGCTCGCCCTTCTTCCCGATGACTGGGGCTATGTCGCCGTAGGCCAAGGCAAGCGTCCCTACCAGCCCGGCTGGCAGAAGAACCCCCTCACCAAGCAGCAGCTCACCGCCGAGATCACCGCAGGCCGTGCCGTCGCCATCGGCGTGATCGCCGGGCCGCAGTCCGGTGGTCTCCTCTTCGTTGATCACGACGGGATCTCAGCCGGTGAGATCCTCGACAAGCTCGGTGTACCGCTCCGCGACCTGCCGAAGTCCTGGGCAGTCACATCAGGCCGCAACGGCCGCCTGCAGATCATCTACCGCGTCCCCGAGCAGTTCTGGTCGGACATCTCAACCCGGAAGTTCAAGACCGGGAAGTTCGATGAGGAGGGCAAGCCCGAACAGCTCGAGCTCCGCTGGTCCGGCTGCCAGTCCGTCGTCGCAGGCGCTCATCCCATCACCGGCGCCTACCGCTGGTTGAAGGGCCGCGAACCGGGCCGCCTACCGCTGGCTGAGGCGCCCCTTGCGCTGATCGAGCAGATGCTGCCCCAGCAGCCACCGGAACCGCAGCCGATCCTTCCACCGCCTCCCCCACGGCAAACGGATCGCACCGATGAAGACTGGGCGCGCATCTGGCTCGATGCTCTCAGCCCCTCGCGCGCTGAGGACTACGACTACTGGATCGAAGTCGGCCAGTGCCTGCAGAGCGTCGGTGATCACATGCTTGCCGACTGGGATGCCTGGTCACGGCAATCCGCCAAATGGGAGGCAGGCGCCTGCGACTACCACTGGCGCACCTTCTCACCTGACGGCAAGCGCGACATCCGCCACCTCTGCAACCTCGCCAAGGAGGACGGCTGGCAACCAAAGCAGCGCCAGCTGCCGCCTGTGCCCACCACCAAGGCCGCACCGCCTGCAAGGCAGCAGCAGCAACCGCAGCAGGCCGCTCCGATCGTGGACAAGCCCCACAAGCTCGAGGCCAAGGAGCTCCTCAACATGCTCCGCGTGCCAGACAAGAACAAGCTGCCGCGCTTTCGGTACAACGTCTTCACGCAGCAGATCGAGATCTACGGCAACGTGGCAGAAGGTGCCGAACGCTTTTACCTTCAGCTCTCAGAAGAGGGCTACAAAGTATCGAAAGAAATGGCACTGGACTGCCTCGTTCAGGTAGCCCGCGAAAACCCATACGATCCCGTCAAGCTATACCTCGAGCACGTCGCTGCTCAGGTTCAACCGACCTACATCGACCGATTGGCATCCACCTATCTGCGGCCGATTGATGCCGATCTAAATGAGCCAACCCTCTACGATGCGATGCTCAAGAAGACGCTGATCGGTGCAGTTCGGCGCATCTTTCAACCCGGCTGCAAGCACGATTACGCCTGCGTCCTGATGGGTGATCAAGGCGCTCGAAAGTCATCCTTCTGGGCCGCATTGGGTGGTCCGTTCTTCTCTGATGCACTGCGTGACATCAGCTCAAAAGATGACCTGATGGTGCTGCATCGCAGCTGGCTGATGGAGTGGGCAGAGCTCGATCACATCACCAACAAGAAGCACGCAGGGCAGGTGAAGGCCTTCCTTTCGCAGTCCACCGACATGTTCCGCGTGCCCTACGGCAAGGCCACAGAGGCCTTCCCGCGCCGCTGCATCATCGTGGGCTCTACCAACCGCGACAGCGGCTTTTTGGTCGATGAGACCGGCAACAGGCGCTTCTGGGTGATCCCGGTCACCTGCACCCTCGCCAAGCCGATCGACGTGCCAAACCTCCTGCTGGAGCGGGACGCCATCTGGAGCGCCGCTGTGGCCGCCTACAAGGCCGGCGAGGGCAATGACCTCAAGGCCGAGCAGCACGCAGCGGTGGAAGCCGAGAACGAGAGCTATCTGGTCAGCAACCCGTGGCTCAACGCCGTGGAGCAATACCTGGCACGTCGCCCATCCGTCGATCCGCTCACATCGGAGGAGATCCTGCTGCAAGCCATCCAGAAGCCGCTGGAGCGCCAGACCCGCGCAGACCAGATGCAGGTGGCCTCAATTCTCAAGGATCTCGGATGGGTCAAGAAGCGAGAGCCGAAAGGCCGCCGCAGGTGGATCTACAGCCGCCCATGAGGGCAGGTTGGACGGGTCAGACGGCGAAACTTATTGCAAACACTGGATTTTGTGCTCGTCCAACCCGTCTGACGTCCGACTTCGCCTATAGGAGTTACCCGCGTGTCCCCTACCCCTCCCCTACCTACCTATTTATTTATACTCTTTTAGAGAGGTTAGGAGGTTAGACGGTTAGGAAAAGCCTTGTGCTGCAGTGGATCTCCCGTCCTAACGGGGTAAATCGAGGTTGGACGGGCTGAAAACAGGCGCAACGCACTGGAAGTGCTACGGTTGAACGGTTGCACACCGTTATGGCCACATCCGCATCGCAGCCCTACATCGCCAAGCTCGGTTTCCAAGACCGCGACCGCAGCAGCTACCGCCACGGCCTTGCCTGTGAGTACCTTTTCGAGCGTCTTCTGGAGCTGGAGGTGGCGCCGTTCACTTATGACTGCCAATGCGCAGAGCTGCAGAGGGCAATCGACTATCGATCGCAGTCTATTGAGCAAGGCTATTCATTCTTCGGAGACGCGCTCGATGAATTAACACAGCAACTGCCAGGCTTAACAGCAGAGTTTCAACGGTTGACGGTTGATTCTGTCTTGGCCGAACTCCGTGGCTCGTGCAAGGTCGGAGAATGTCTTAACGTGCCGATCACTTCGCGCTCTTACGTCAACGGGTTTGCCGACATACTCATCACAAAGAAAAACACTAATGGCCGTGACGTTGCCGGCTGGCTTGGCGAAGTGAAAATCACCAAGGAGCCAGCTGAAAACGTTTTGCAGCAGATCAATTTCTACTTGAGTTATCTACCTCACGTTCATTCGGTCTACCTATTGACTGACTACGATCCGTCTGATCTGCAGCGCTTGTGCGCCGGCACCAAGATCAAGGTCTTTCGACTCGGCCAACGCTTCGAGCAATGGCTCAGCAATCGCCCCTCGCACGCCACTAACGAACTCTGATGCCCAGCAAGCTGCCTCGCCTCAACGTGGTTATGTCCGCCAACATGCGCGAATGGGTGGATCGGCAGCGCCAGCCCTGTGAGTCCGCATCGCAGGTGGTGCGGCGCTTGATTGCAGAAGCGATGCAGCGCTCCCGCTAGCTCACCGCTTCTCGCTGGATGGCGCGGTTTGCCGCCCCTACCCTTGATCCATGGCCACCGTCCGCATCGACCTTCAGAGCGACCTGCAACGGCTCTCGAGCCGCGTGGCGCTGCTCACGGACCAGAACCTGCGCTTCGCCACCTCCAGGGCGCTCACAGCGGCCTCTCGCGCTGCACAGGCTGAGCTAAAGCAGCAGACCCCCCGCTACATCGACCAGCCAACCCGCTGGACGCTCAATGGCACTTACGTGCGCTTCGCACGGCCGGACACCCTCGAGACCGAGGTGGGCTTCCGCCAGGACACCCAAGGCCGCGGCAATGCCGCAGGCCGCTACCTGCAGCCGATCGTCAAGGGCACCACGCCAAAGCTGAAGGCCGTGGACCTGTCGGCCACCAAGATCGCCCGTGAGGCGCCCGGCGCTGTGCTGGTGCCAGCCAAGGGCTCAAGCCTCACCAACGCAGCAGGCAACGTCTCGCTGAGCAAGTACGCCACGATCCTCGGCAAGGCACGCCAAGGCGGCGGGCAATACTTCATCGGGCCGGTCAAGCCGGGCAGCACGATCAAGGCCGTGTTCGAGCGGAAGGAGGGCTTCATCAGTCGCAGTTCCACGCTGGAGAACAGCACCCGGCGGGTGTTCACCATCGACCCCAACCCCAAGCCGCGCAGGCCGCAGTTCCCGGTGAGGGAGATCCTGACCAAGGCGTTCGGGCAGGTATGGCCGGCCGAGGTGCGGAAGGCCTACGAGGCTGAGGTGCAGCGCAAGCTGGGGAGGCGCTGAGATCCCTTGCAGCGCAAGCGTTCTCAACTGAGACCCATGTTGAGATCACGGCATCGTTGTATCGTCATACACCCCCATCGCTGAGATCCCTTGCGCCGCAAGGGGTTTGGGCTGCCGGGGTCGAGGTATGCGCCGAGGCGCATGGGTCCTCCCCACCGCCTAGGCCGCGGGTATTTCGCGAC